GGTATGTGCTCCAACACATCATTGGCGATGATCCTGTCAAAGCAAAAAGGCTTAATAGTCACCAGCCCAACTGGTGACTGTATGACTTCACCTAGTGACAATTTGCAAATATCCAGCACCCAATCAGCGCCAACATCTGCACGAATGTCAGCATTCACGCAGTCAGGCTTGTAGTCCTTGCCCGAACCCAGATTAAGAGTTAAACCATTGCTTGGCATATTCAGGTCTGTGTTTACGCAGCCACGGCATGGCCTGCTGAATCAGTCTTTCGCCATTTTGTCCAATTGTCTGGCTGCCAATATGGTGCACATATGACCGACTCAAGTAGTGGTGAAAGCCTGCTTTTCTCAAATCCTCGCAGTGCACATCATCGGAGTACCAATTTAGCGGTGGAAACTTGGCCGCGCTCCACGCATCAGCGCCAATCCATGCAAAGATAGGGGATGGGCATTCCAGCGGCACAATTGCGTCTTCATAGGGGTACTTGAAGTAGTGCAACTGCTGCCCAAAGGGATTGCTTCGCACATTTTGCACAGGTCTGGCCGCATCACAACGCGCTGAAACCCACCCCACAGGCTCGCCGGTTTCCTCTTTCAACTGCGCCACATCCTCCATCAGCAGACGGTAGCTGGTGGGTGTCAGCACAATGTCATCGTTGGCGCAGATCACCGACTCAAACCCATCGGCAAAGGCGCGATCCATGATGTCGTTGTAATCCTCACCGAAATTGTGCGGCGCACCAAAGACTTTAAGGTCAGCGTCAAAGCCGCCAATGATGGACTCTCTTCCGCGCAAATACACAGGCACTTCTGGACAGTACTCTGCAATGCTTGTGAGCATCACCCGCAAACCTTTGCCAGTGACTGTGCTGATGCATATGGGTGAGATCACTTCTTGGGCTTCTTCTTGGCGGTCTTGGCCGCCAGCTTGAAGTCAGCAGCAGATGGCGCTGCCTTTGATCCCACTTTGTTCATCTTCTCGCCAGAGCCTGCGGCGATGCGTTTTTGCTTGGCGTGGATGTTGGCGTACAAACCAGTCTTACTCTTCACCTTTAACCCCAATCTTGATTGTCAGCAATGACTCTGGCTCTTCCTCTTCCTCTTCTTCATCCACCACCCAAGCCGAGCAAGTTCTGCTGGCCGCGCACTTGAAGTCGAATATCTCGCAATACCCCAAGTCGCCAGCCTCAATCATGCCCCAAGGATCGCCCTCATCGCCAATGCCCTTGGCAATGCAATCGAGCATTCCATCATCTTGGTTGAACGCCGCGCAATTACCGCAACGGCTCATCTTCGCGTCTTGAGCGTCCACGCCCCACTCTTTGGCCATCTCCATCCAATACTGCTTGTTGGGCAGCGCAGGATTCTCAGGACCGTAGTTCGCAGACGCAATCGCCTTGCCGCGATTCTTCAAGTTCAGCGTGATGTCTTGCGTGGGCATGGGACAGCTCTTGCCATCCTCATAACCCTCGTCTTTGTCCATGGCCTGATCCATGGTGCGTTTCAAGGTAGCCATTAACGCATTCCCTTGGTCTTCATGTTCTTCGCTGTACGCGCACCGCGCATGGGCATCTTGGCTTCGGACAACGCAATGGCGATGGCCTGCTTGGGATTCTTGACTACTTTGCCGCCTTTGCCAGAGTGCAATGTGCCAGACTTGAATTCGCCCATCACCTTGCCAACTTTCTTTTGTGCCTTGGTCATCTTCATGCGTTACTCCTTGAATAAACGAATTATGCAACCCTTGATAGGTTTCTTTTCAACGGTTGACTCCACTTCGTGCTGGCCTTTGACCCCATCATGCCAATCACAGCATCAGACGCAAAGGTCAAACAAAACGCATCAGCCTTGTCCGGTGAGGCCAAACCACGCTTTCTGATCTCATCTTTACCCTCAATCTGAATCTTGCCGTTAGAGGTAAACGAATACCTGACTGTCGCCAACTCAGCAATCAGCAGCTCATCCTTTGGCAGACGGCAGTCCCTTTGCTCCAACCACGACTTGGCCTTGTACCAAAGCTCGGCCTTTAAGTTTCGGTATGTCGTACCCATGGCCGGTGACTCGCTCACATTGATACCGCGAGCTGGCAGATTCAACTCTCTCAAGCGGTCAACCACGCCAGCGCCAAGTCCAATGCTGTCCACAAGTATCTCTGTCGGCCTCTCAGATGGCGGCAATATCTCGTACTCGGCCACCACCGCACCCGTCAACTGCATCAAATCTAGATTCTTCCAAGTCTTAATAGGCTCAGTCACCGCGTTACCACGGCGCTTGCACAGTGCGGAACGGTCCGAGCCAAAGCGTGCCACATCCAAGCCCCACACCAATGGCGCATAGGGACTCGCCTCTACATCCCGATTCATCGCCAAGTCCAGCAATTCCATCGGTATCACCGTGTCTTCGTCAGACTTCGGAAACTCACCCAAGACGCGGATGCGGTAGGCGTTGGACTCCTCACCGTAACGCGCCTTCATCTCTTCGATGTACGCCTCACTGACCCTTGGCGAGTCGGCGCAACTCACCTTCATCGTCACCCAATCCCCCGCCAAACGGTTATGGGTGTCGTAGAAGAATCCGCTGGAACGCACCGGATTTCCCAGCAACAGCGTCACAGCGTTGTGACCGGACATTGAGCCAGAAGCCGCCTCAAACACCTTCTCAGGTATACCGGATGCCTCATCTCCCACCAGCATCACATGATCACTGTGAACCCCTTGCAAGGCTTCGGGCTGCTCTGCCCTCGATGTTCTGGCCGAGATGAACGCCTCCTCGTTTGCGCCAATCACCTCAATACGGTCCTGCTTCACATCCAATTGCTCGGCCAGCATGGGCGGCAGCACCTTCACCCAACGCTTGACCTCGGCAAATAAGGCATCGTAGAGCTGTGAGCTGGTCGGTGCTGTGACCACCACCTTGACCGGAAATCTTAGGAACAGATACCAAATCATCGCCCAGCTTGCAGCGGTGGACTTGCCAACGCCGTGTCCAGACCTCACAGAGATACGGCGGTTGCCATTGGCAATGTGATTCAAAAATTCAATCTGCCACTGGTCAGGCTCAGTGTTGAGCACCTCGCGCACAAACAGCACAGGGTTGTGCTTGTACAGCTTGACGAATTCGACAAAAGGGTTATTCGCCACCAAATCATTGGAAATTTTTTTCGGGGCAGCCTGCTTCGCGGCGGTGGGGGTAGGGGTGGTGGTCATCGGGTTATGGGATTCGGTAGGTGTTTGGCTGCGTCATCAGCCGCCCCCGCCGCAAACGCGCAAGGGGGGGGCATCGCGCCGCGCCAGGCGCAGGCCGCGCCCACTTTACAGCGAAAAGATATCCACAGGGGTATGCATCGCTAAGTCGTTGATTCATATACTTTCTTACAGAACGCTTACAGAATCCATTTAATACGATGTCCATTATGTTAAGTCAAATGTGGATAACTGGCTCTGATTTGCTCAATCAGTAGGCAGATTTGCGTTATCCACAGGCCAGTGTGTTCAATCATCGCGTTTTTCTGTGGATAAGTCTTCGATGACCTCGGTATGGCGCAGTGCCGCCATGCGTAGGTCTTGGACATTGATGTTGATTTGCGCGGCTTTTTGTAAGCCGTAAGTCTTCTGATCCCACCGTTCAGCCAGCCACTGGCGCGTTCGGATGCGCTGGACATCGCGCTGCGCGTGATCGACATCCATGCCGTCCGCGATCTCCACCGTCTCACACGCCAAAAGGTCTGCTGCACGCGTGCGCGCACGCGCAATCATAGCACCGTGATCATTTTCCTCAATCCAGTCATCGAGCGCACGCTTGCTGATCCCGAGTTCAATGCAGATGTTGGCAATGCTTTTGCCACTTTCCACCATGCTGAAGATCATTTCTTCGGGCATATCGTTGAGGAAAGCAATGTCCTGTCTTCGTTTTGGGTTACCAACCACGCTCAGACCCGCTTTAAAGCCGTTTTTACACGCTGGACGATGTCCAGTACCTTTTCCTTGATCAAAGCCCCTAATCGCTTAATTTGTTCCATTTTTGAACCTCTCCGCTTGTTTGCTGTTGAATTTCTTTTCTGCTGGTGGACCGTCCAGCACCTCA